TGCTGAAGGAGCATCCCGGCGGCTGCAACAGACTCGATAATCATGGTTTACCTCATAAAGAACTGAGGCAACGCAGCCGCTGCAATCAGCGCATACAATCCGTAGATAAGGTGTTCTAGGTGTTTGAACTTAGCAGAGCCTTCTGCAAGGCGCTCTTCAATGCGCTGATAACGTAAGGCGCATTCACGCTCATGGGCGTTGACTTCGTTCAATGCTTTTTCGCCTGCGTCGCTCATACCGATATGTTAACTCTTTGGCTAGGCGCTAGTTGTTGCGCCTCGACCCTGTTACCTTCTTTCGTATAGATTGTCGGTATGATTGTCTCTACCGCTTCGCGCACAGTCTCGCCTTCAGCGCCGGTTCTCAAACGCTCCTGCTTTTGCACAGCAACTTGCTTCCAACTAATCTGCGCTGTGTCATTAATGCTTATTTCCATCTTGTGATCCCTCTACAGGAAAACAATTTATGTTGGCGGCTACTGTCCTTCGCTCGCCTTCCCCCTGAAACGGATACAC